CAAGTTCGTCAGAAGGACACGTCAAGTCCTTCTCAAGTAGTCGCAGGAACTTCTCGCACTCCTGCTTCCAAAAAAATCAAGCTAACTCAAGAAGATGTTAGACTTGCACAAAAATGGAATGTACCACTTGAACAGTATGCCAAGGAGAAAGCAAAAGTATCTGACTCTGAAGAGTATACAACAATATCAACAATGCGTAGGAGTTCATAACAATGGCAATAACTAAAACAAAACGTACTGAAGAAACTAGAGAATCTACTTCAAAAATTGAAACGTCTTCATTTGAAGAAGAAAATTATCTTGATATACCTCAATCTGTTAAAGATAAATTTAATAGTCAAGGTATGACTTTAAGATGGGTTAGGATATCTTTAAGTGGAGAGGATGATTATAAAAATGTGGGTAAAAGGCAACGTGAAGGTTGGACTTTCGTTTCCCCTGAAGAAGTTCCAGAGTTAGCTTCGTCTTCAATCGTAAGAGAAGATGGCAGATATAAAGGAGTCGTAAGTAATGGAGATGTTGCTCTTGCAAAGATGCCTATTGAAAAATCTCAAGCAAGAATAAATAACCAACTTAAAAAACATAAAATGCAAGAAGATTCTTTAGATGCTAGATTACGTGCACAATCTGATTCACGTATGCCAATAACGAACTCAAGTAAATCAACTGTTACAAAAGGTCGTGAACCTCGTTTTCAACGATAGTTTGTAATAAATATTAATAATCTATTGAAGGAGAAAAAACAATGAGTTCAAGTAAAGCACTCAATGGTTTTGTCCCTATGAGAATGGCAGGGTCTGGTTACAATACAACTGGTATGACCAAGTATGATATTGCTAATAATACAGCTTCTAATATTTTCTTTGGGGATGTAGTAAAAACTGCAAGTGGATTTTTAACTCCAATTGCAACTACTACTGACTATGCAGTAGGTGTGTTTATGGGTTGTGAATATATTGACCCAACAACAAAACAACTTACTTTTAGTAGACATTTTCCTGCAAATACTTCAAGTGCTGTAGGTGTACCAAAAGCAATGGTCGTTGATGACCCAAGTGCTTCATTCATGGTACAAGCAGATGCTTCAGTTACTGCAGGTGATATTAACGGAATGAACTTTGCTGTTACTTTAGGTTCAGGTTCAACTGTAACTGGTAATTCAGGTTTTGGTATTAAAGCTGCGAGTAGAGCAACTACTCATTTATTAGCGAGACCTATTGCAGTTGTAGACGAGCCAGGAAATAGTCTATCAGCTACTGATGGAGCTTTTCCAAAGCTTGAAGTAAAAATTGTTCAACATGCTCTTACAAGAGTATCATCAGCTTAATTAAGGAAGGAGACATAATATGGCTATAAATAGAGCAAGTATTGCAAAGCAACTTCTTCCAGGACTTAATGCTGTTTTTGGTGTTGAGTATGGTGAAGTTAATGATGAGCATACACCCCTATTTGAAACAGAAAATTCAGATAGGTCATTTGAAGAAGAAGTGTTATTCACAGGATTTGGCACAGCTCCAGTAAAAACTGAAGGTGCTGCTGTTTCTTTTGATGAAGCACAAGAATCATTCACAGCTAGATATAATCACGAGACAGTTGCTCTAGCTTTTTCAATTACTGAAGAAGCAATGGAAGACAACTTGTACGACACTTTTGCAAAAGTTCGTGCTCGTGCTTTAGCTCGTGCAATGGCTAATACTAAACAAGTAAAAGCTGCTGCTATTTTCAATAATGGATTTACAGCAGGTGATAGTGCAATTGGTGATGGACAAGCTTTCTTTTCAGCTTCACACCCAGTTGTAGGAGGTGGAACTCAAAGTAATATTCTAGCTGCTGCTGATTTATCAGAGTCAGCTTTAGAAACTGCTTTGATTGCAATTGATGCAACAAAAGATGACAGAGGTATCTTAATTGGTACACAAGCTGTATCGTTGCATATTCCATCTGACCTTAAATTTACTGCAGAGAGACTATTAGCTTCTCCAGGTAAAGTAGGGTCTAATCACAACGACATTAACGCAATTAGAAACATGGGAGTAGTTCCTGATGGATATTATGTAAATAGAAGATTTACAAATTCCAATGACTACTACATTAAAACTGATGTGCCTAATGGTGCCAAAATGTTTGTAAGAGTTCCTCTACAAACTAAAATGGAGCCAGACTTTGATACAGGTAACGTCAGATTTAAATCAAGAGAAAGATATTCTTTTGGTGTTTCTGATTGGAGAAGTTACTATGGCTCACAAGGAGCATAGATAAACATTTATAAGGGGTCTCTTATGAGACCCTTTATATTTTATATAGGAAATAATAATGACTAATTTAAGTACAGTAAGAC